ATCAAATTAAAAATCAAGAGATTTGGTTTTGCGGTGCACCATTCCAAATGATATACACATCCACTAATGGTCAATTCCTTCCTTGTTCTTGGGCTCAAGAGTCAGATCCAGATACTGGTGAACCGTATGGTCCAAATATTAAAGATGTAAGCTGCAAAGATTATTTTAATAAAGATGAAACATTGAATCATATGCGTGAAGAGATGCTTACACCTGATGATCCTTTAAAGCTTGTAAATAAAATATGTAGAAATTGTAGATATCAAGAAGAACACTATGGAAGATCAAGACGTCAAGCTTCTTTAAAACTCCAAACAAATGATAAAAGACTTTGGCCTCGCATGCGTAATACCGTTGAACGTTTTAAAAAAATAGAAAGTTGGAGTCATGATGAAACAGGTTGGGCGACTCATTCAGATGCATTTTTTAAAGAAAGAATATTTGAAGTACAAGTAAAAGCTTATGGTAATCAATGTAACTTAGATTGTTATATGTGTATTCCATATGATTCTAGTATACGACTTCAAACAATGCATCACGAAGATTTAAAAGACCAAAATATTTTTTCTGAAGCTTCGATGGAAAGGATTCCAGCTTTATCTATAAATACAATTGATGATATTACAGATCAGATTGCAGAAATTGCTCCGTACATATATAATTTAAAATTAATTGGTGGTGAACCATTAGTAATGAAAAAGTTTTATGGATTATTAGAAAAGATAGTTGAATCAGGTGAAGCTGAAAATATAATGGTTAAGTACCAAACAAATATGTCTATATTAGAATTTGAAAAATTAAAAATTTCTAAATTTATTCCTCACTTTGGATTATTTGAATTTACAGTATCATTAGATTCAATAGGTGAAGCAAATAATTATATAAGACGTAGATCTAATTGGGACGAAATTGTTGAAAATATAAAACATGTTAAGCAATACGAGAATGTATGGGTAAACATTAATGGTGCTATATCATTCCTATCTGTACTTCGTTTCCATGAATTAATAAAATGGTTTGGTGAGAATAAAGCTTTATTTCATCAAATAAATTGGTCAAATATTAGAGGTCCTGGTAAATTATGTGCTAATGTATTACCAAAACCACTTAAAGAAAAACTTATACCGTTGTATGAAGGCTTCCCAGATATACAACAGGTATTAAGAGAATCTCCTCATGATACATATTATGGCAATAGAGTTGAAGGAGATGATGATTACATAGATATACAAGACACATTTAAATATCTACTTATGAATGATAAACATTATAAAGGAACAAAATGGGAAATGGATTTATTTAAAGTATTTCCAGAACTAGAAGAATATTACATACCCGATATACAGGAGATAGAGTTATGAATGCAACAATAACAGCGGCTGTCGATATTGCACGAGTCGCACAAAGAAACTGGGATTTGTCTAAGACAATTCCACAAGCAGATTTAGACACACTAATTTATGCTGCGCAGCAAAGTCCAAAGAAAGCAATGGAAACCCATTATGCTTTACATGTATTTACTGATAAGACTAAAATTAGACAAATTTATGATCAGACAAAGAAATTCCTTGTAGCACCAACTGATGCTACTGAACCACCCGATGATATGTTTGAAATGAGAGATGGTCAACCTTGGCAAAACGATGAAAAATATTCTGTAAAGAATTCTCAAGTCTTAGCAAATGCTATGTTTGTTTTTACTGAAGATAGAGGTACAGCAAAAGGTGGTACTCATTATATGGCTAAAGAAGGCGGAGAATATAATGCTTTAACAGTATATGAAGAGCAAATTGATTTTTCAATTGGAATCGCTGTTGGTAATTTAACATTGTCTGCAGCTATGTTAGGATATAAAACTGGCATATGCTCAGCACTCGAATGTGATAATATAGCTAATATATTATCTAATGGTCAATCAACGCCAGGTTCAAAAGATATTATGAACCCTAAACTAATTATTGGTATAGGATATCCCAATGAGGGAGTTGATAGAACATGGCATCATGAAACTAAAAACTCTGAATTAGGTTTTGATGCTAGTGATAGAGGACCACTCGATGAACTATTTAAATTCCCTTCATTTGATGGTACAGGCGATGGAACAGATTTATATATAAATGGAGTGAAGCAGTGAGTTCGTCAGAGGCAGCAATGAATAAGCAGAAAGAGGATCAAGAAGCACAAGAACTTGATATCGGTGAATTTAAATTAGAGATTAAACCACGTTGTTTAACCTTTGAACCGAAGGCTTATCATAAACCTGCTGCCTATACATCTGATGGATTTATGTTACCATGCTGTTGGCTAGATGATCCAAAGAATGACTTTGGTGTTGAATACTTTGGGTTAAAAGACAACCATCTTCGATTAAATAAAGCTGAATCAGTTGAAGCAATATTTAAATCAGAAGAATGGAATCATTTCTTTTGGACATTACTGCATGACCAAAAACATGCAATGAAGCATTGTAAATATAAGTGTGGTAATTTAAGGAAAGATAATAATTTATATTTGACGGAAACAATATAATGGCAAGATTTACACAACTACAACCTGATGATCGCATCGCCGATTGGTATGCAACAAATGAAATATGGGGATCACCTAATATTGATTCATCACATAGATGTATCTATTCTGTGGACAAATATCAGACCCAATCTATAACCCACACTTTTTAACATTCTTAAAAATGTTAGATGGTACTGGCAGAGGTGTACGTATTGCTACATGTGGTGAGTCTATTAAAAAAACTCATACTCAAGAATGGTGGGAAGAAGCATTCACTTATGGTATGAATGAGAATGCATGGTACTTTGGTGTTGATGGTATCGATAAGAAGAGTGAACTATATCGTATTGGTTCTAATTTTGACAACGTATGGGAAACAATGCGATTAGGTAAATCAATGGGTGTTGCTATTGTTTGGCAATATATTGTGTTTGGTTATAACGAACATGAGATAGAGATAGCAAAACAAATGGCAGAAGACGAAGGCTTTACTCTATTATTAGTTAAAACAAATAGAGGCTTCGACCCAGATTCAAGGAATATTCGTGATAGTATGAAAGACATCTATAACAATTTTCCAGCACCTAGTAAGAAAAATACAGTAAAGAAAATTAAAAACGAAGAATACTTTAATGTCACTAAAGAATTAGAGACATGGAGGAATACAAGGAATACATAATGGAAATAACATATAATGGTATAACAATTGACTTTTTTAGTCCTGAACAAGCAAAAAATTTATACGATGTTAAACTTGGTGAGAATGGTTTACCTGAACAAGTTTTAGTATCGCTATCAGGCGGATGTGATTCTGCCTCAGCACTTTATTTGTGTTGTAAATATTTTCCTGAGATTGAATGGATTCCATATACATGTAGAGATTTAAATGCACCATTAGATGCTGACTCAGCTATTATGTTTGTTGAAAAAATGCAGAAACATTTTCCTAATGCAAATTTAAAAGACATAAGAGTATTTGAATTTGATGACAAAGACCCTAAATATTTTGCTGATGCTGAATATTGTATAAAATATTATGACAGATATAAAGATATGACCGTTGTTGGAATGGTTAAGATGTTATTAATAGATAGAATCACTAGAGATCTTATGTTAGAATACGATCATATTCTAAGATTCGATGGTATGTCAAGTAATCCATCAATGGAAGAAATGAAAAAACATAAATTCGATCATTTATGTGAACCTCGCCGTAGTCATGAAGGAGAAGAATGGCCAACAATGCGTAGACAAGTATGTCAACCATTTATTAATGTTGATAAAAAGTTTGTCGCCGCTATATATCATGCTCACCCATTTTTACTTAATGAAATTTATCCGCATACGCGTTCATGTACTGGTACATCTTGGTGGACCCAAGGATTTACAAGAGTATGCGCAAGATGTTTTTGGTGTCATGAAAGAAGATGGGCATTTGGTGAAGACTTATATCCAATGAAACATTTGCCTGATGTGGGTGCTCCACCTCCTGGATATAATCCCAAGAAAACTGCATGAGTACCAATCATAAGGAAGATCCTCATGCTCAAAAAGCTAGGCATTTTTATATCGATCCTGACAAACCTCAACCTAAACAATTTGATGAGAATGGTAAGGTTACATGGGAGTGGATAAGCAATAATAATACTCCTACATCAAAAATTAATTTTGAACCAGGAATTATATGTAGACTTAAATGCGGTGGATGTTTTATGCGAGAGCAAGGATTACATGATCGTAAAATGATACATTCTGATAAGTATAAGACACAAGCTTGGGATCGTAGATATAATATTCCATTTGAAAAATATAAAATTATATTTGAAGTATTTAAGTTTATTGAGTTTTGTGGAAATTTATCAGATCCTATTTACCATCCCGACTTTGTAAAAACATTAAGATATATGAAAGGCAAAGGTATGAAAGCAAATATTCGTACAAATGGTAGTGGTAAATCAAAGAAATGGTGGACTGAAGTTTTTCAACTTTGTCGTGGAGAAGAATGGTGGTGGACATTTGCATTAGATGGTTTACCAAAAGATTCTCATAAATATAGAATCAATCAAAATGGAGAACAAGTATGGGAGATGATGAAGTATGGCAGAGAATATGGAGCTAATATTGAATGGCAATGGATTGTATTTAAATATAATCAAGAAGATATTAAAGAAGGCAATTTATTAGCTGCACAATATGGTATGTATTTTGATTATTATCATTCTACACGATGGTCAGGTGACTTAATAAAATATAAACCTGATGGTAAACATGCAATACAATCTAGACGAACAACAGATGCTATGGATGCCGTGAAAGCGATGGATATAGATGTAGAAACTTTTATTGATGAGATTAGACCTTTATCTAGTGAATATAAATTTGAAAGTGCAGAAGATTTTTGGAATAATTACTGCAACTATGATGGTCCATCAATTTTACCTCCTACATTAAAGACAGATATTATTGGAAAAAGGCCTAAAGAAGAAGCACATTTTATAGATCCAGATTGTTTAAATTTAGATATAACAAAAGATATTATGTTTAATAGTATGGGATATTTTGTTCCATGTTGTGAAATGGATCAGTGGGTGCCAGAGCTAGAAGAGCGAGGATTTTTTAGAGAAGAGTTTCATATTGATAATCTTCATAGTGTAGAAGATATTAAAAATGTTTTTATGAGTGACCCTTGGCAAGATCACTGGGCAGGATTATGGAATCATCCTGATAAAGCTGTAAAAATGTGTCAAACATTCTGTAGAAAAAATCCAAATACTCATGAAGGCGGGAGTGGTAAAGACCCTAAAGGATTCGTATGAAAAAATTATTAATAGTTAGTGGTGATAGTTTCACCGATAGAAGATTTAGATCAGCTGCTCATCCTGATATGGATGTGTCTTTTCCGATGTGGCCAGAATTATTAGCAGAAAAATTAGATATGCGACTTATTAACTTAGGAAGATCTGGACAAGGCAACGAATACATATACTCGGTATTATTAGATTATATTGAAACTCTAGAAGATAAAAGTCAAATAGGTATGGTAGTTGCTGGTTGGTCACAATGTTTTAGAAAAGATTTTCAAGAAGGTATAAAAGGAAAATGGAATGTAATAGGCGGCCGCAATCAACAAACACCAGAAGCAATTCCAAAAGGTTGGCTAGCTGAGCGAGTAGATCCGCATGGTGATGTATTTAGCTGGGTAAGAAGAAGTCTAAGGATTTATAGAAGTTTAGATTATCTTTGTGGAAGATATAATATCCCATATGTACAAACACAAATGATACCGTTATATGTAGATTGGTTAAGAGGATTGCCTCCCACTGATCAAGAAATAATGTTTGGCGGCAAAACATTTGAAGATGATACACTAGCATATCCAGGTGATCCTAAAGAAGATCTGAAAAAAATACTTGATATTATAATTGAATATGATGGAATTATAGATGCACGTAACTTTTTAGGTTGGCCAATTTCAAGAAATATTGGAGGATTTCCTCTTAGTATTGAGGTGTGTGGTGTAGTAGGAAGTCCTTATGTTATATCACAATATGATGGTCATCCGAATGCTGCTGGTCATATAAGATTAGCAGAAGCTATTCATGAATTTATAAAAAATAAATGAAATATTTAATAGTTAGTGGCGATAGTTTTACTAATTTAAAATTTAGATCTACAAATCACCCTGATATGGATACGTCTTGGCCAAAATGGCCTGAGATATTAGCTAAGAAATTAGATATGAAACTTATTTGTTTAGGGTCATCTGGTCAAGGTAATGAATATATTTACTCATCGCTACAAGATACAATTGAAAATATAAAAGATAAAAGTCAAATAGGTTTAGTTATTGCTGCATGGTCTCAGGGATTTAGAAAAGATTTTCAAGAAAAAGATGTATGGCAACATACTGATGTATCACGGGGAAATAGAGCTGCTTCAAGAAGAGGATGGCTATTAGAACGTAAAGCTCTCGGTGATGTATTTAGTTGGGTACGAAGAAGTTTAAGAACCTATTTAAGTTTTCAATATATGTGTGAATACCATAATTTGCCATATCTACAAACACAAATGGTAAATTTATATGGAGATTATATAAAAGCATCAAATGGTATAATTAAAACCTATCATGATATTGAAAATTATAAAGATGTTATGGCTATTCTTCCTGCTGGTAGTTATTCCAACCAAGAGAAAGATAATAATATAGAAACATTATTAAAGATAATAATGTACTATGATCCGTTAATTAATCATAAATACTATATAGGTTGGCCAACTATAAAACAACTTGGTGGATATTCTATGGATAGGAAATATTTTGATCTAGATCCAGATAATCCAAACATTATATCATTAGACGATGGACACCCCACTAAAGTTGGCAATGAAGTGTTAGCAACTTTATTTTATGAACATATAAAACAAGGAGAAATTAAATGAGTAATATAACAGAGTCTCTAAATAAAAGAGCTCATGTCGTACATTACCACACTGGTCATGGAGAATTAGTTCCTACTAGAGCGGCTATAGATGACATACTAAAAATAGGTTATCCGCTTGCGACATCAAAACAAAATGCCTTTCCATATAAATGTTATGTGTTAGGACCAAATGTAGAAAGAAGCAATCATCTATATCAGATGTGTGAGCAAAATAAAGTAGATTTTGATGGAGATGTTGGTGACAAATACCATGCAAATCCTAATCTATATCATATTGCAACAGCACCGTGGACATTGATATTTACACCACGAGTCGCTCCACCTAATGCCTTTGCAGCAGAACAATGTGAAGCAACAGGAACTCAGTGGGAAATGGGTAGAGAAGATTTTATCCCAGATGGTAGAGAAAGTTGGGGTATAGAAGTAGGAATGATTGCTAAAACAATTACAGGAGCAGTGTGCGATGCAGGGTGGGATACTTCATATGCTATTTGTTTTCCTAAACAAGTAGAAAAGTGGCATTCAAAGCATTATCCATTTATTAAATATACACCATATCTAATACAAACTATAGGAAAGGCAGAATTATATAAATGGCAAAATATGAAACCAGAAAGTCTTGCTAAAGATACGTGCCCTCCATTTGATGATATCTTTGCTTTTATAGACTAATAAATAGAATTATATGATGAAAAAAGTGATCGTACTAAACCACTTTCGTGGTTATCCTGAACTAATGGACGAATGTTCAAATAACAATCGTTACGCACAATTACAATTCTTAATAGATCATGTTTATGGCAAAGCTTCTGACGTGGTGTTCTTATGGAATGATTCAATAAATATAGACACACCAAAAGAAGATAAAAAAATGATGGCTATTAAGGATATTTCTCAAACAAACTTTAGTCATAGATGGGTCAGCTTCTTTGATAGCCACAATCTAGATGCAATCTTATTGAAAGTTGCACAAGGCGAGGAAGAAGATGTAGCTGGTAATCCACATATAGGATTTAATATTACGCCACACAATTCACATATTATAATAACTGGAACAAATACTGCAGGATGTTTATTAAGAAACGCAAATGTTTCAATAAAAGAATGGTTCGATAGAGGATTTACAATAACACTTTGTTTATCAATGTGTGCTGATTATCAATTAGATGGTCTTAATCCAACAGATAAGAATCAAAAAGCTACCGCAATTTTATATCAATATCTTAAAGATAATGATATGATACATAAGGTAAATATTTGTTATAGTCCACAAGAAATGGGAGAAATACATGACAGGCTGGGATAGAGATTATTTAGAAAATAAAGAGGAGTATTTAGAACTCTTCGATAGCGCAATGCAAAAAGAACAAGAGAGAAATATAGAATTTCTTGAGAAGAGCTTAAAGAAAATAACAGGTAGAAAGTTTGCAGTTGCTTGTAGTAGTGGCACAGATGCTTTAACTTTTGCCTTATTAAGTTTAAATCTTAAACCTGATGATGAAGTGTTAGTGACTAGCTTCTCTTGGATATCATCAGCATCGTGTGTATCATTAGCTGGTGCCACACCAGTATTTTGTGATGTAGATTTAGAGACATATCATATATCACTTGATAGTGTTCTTGATATGGTGAGTGATAAAACTAAAGCAATTGTTTATCCACATTTATTTGGAAGTATGTCTCCAACAGATGATCTAAAAGATTTTTGTAGAGATCACGGTATTGTATTCATTGAAGATGCATGTCAAGCTTTAGGTTCTAAATTTAATGGTCATCCAGGCGGATCAATAGGAGATATTAGCACATTAAGTTTTAATGCAAACAAACAAGTTGCTGGTATTGCTGGAGGTGGTGCAGTACTCACAGACGATAAAGAACAAGCGGTGTTATTTAGAAAATTAAGAAAGCATGGTGAGCATGAAGTATTAGGTTATAATTCTAAAATGCTTGGTATGAATGCTGAGTTTATTAATTTTAGATTAGGGAAGATGGATGATTGGAATTGGAGAAGACGTATTATTGCTGAGAAATATGATGTAGCACTTGCACCATTACCATTTGTTATTATACAAGTACAAAATTCTGCAGAATACCATAGTTACCACAAATATGTTATTAGATTTGAGAATAAAGAATTAAGAGATGCTGCAAAAAATATGATACAAGGATCAGGAGTACATTATCCTACACCTATATGTGAACATCCAATGTATAAAAACATTAATCATGTAGTAGGTGATTATTCAAATGCGAAACAAATATGTGATACAATACTAACATTACCTATAAATCCATGGATAACGGATGAAGAAATAAATAATGTTGTAGAAAAAATTCAAAAAGTTTTATTTATGGCATGATAGAAATAATCAACAATCGAATTTTTTTAATCGATGACAAAGCTAATCTCCATGAAATAAAGGATGGTGGCTTAATGCCTTTATATCATAGTATGGAAAAACTATTAGGTAGTGTAGTCATTGATGAAAGTTTAGTTGAAGATGTCGAAGCTATATATTCCTACATAGTAGAAAAAATATATCTCATGCCAGAATATTCTAAATGGTCAGATACTCCATTTAAGGAAGAGCCAAAAAGAAAATTGTTAATAGCTTTTAATAAATTTTTTCATGAGATTGCATATATGGAATGGATATTAAAAGATGCTAAAGATGGTGGATTTTCGAAATGAAATTAACTGATGTACAAAATAATTATCTAGCAATAGATTTCTTTTTATCGATGTCATGCAATAAGGATTGTCATTATTGTACGAGCTATACTTTAGAACAAAGGAATCTAACCGTTGATATGGAGTTCTTAGAGAGAACATTATATTATTTAAGAAACTACAAGACTAGATGTAACATACTTGGTGGTGAACCTGGTTTAATTAAGAATTTACCTGATGTAATCAAAGCAATTCAAAGTAATCCTAATCATGTATGCGAAGTACTATCTAACTCCACCGTAAGGAGAAGATACCCACAAGTATTGACAGATCCTACTATAATATATGTTGAGCATTTCATATTAGATTTTTATGAGCATGAGATATCTTTATTAGGACCTAAGTCATATGAGTTCCATGATGAAAATGATTTTCATAATTATAATCTAGTTATTAAGACACCTAACTTTGAGAAGTATAAACATCTATATCCTGAGGCAATGAAAAAATTAGATCATAAAAATACCTTATGGAAAGAGTTTAATGGCAGATCACCTGATTTTGCTAATATACAATTAAACGCCCAAGCAGCTGAGATAGATAGGAAGATGTGTGCAGCATTTCCTATGGTACCTGTTATTAACTTTGAGAATCAAAACTTAGTGCATTGTAGTAAGAAGTTTGCAAACAATGCTATCACCTCTAAAGAATTTGAGATAACTCAAGAGAATATAGATAAGATGATGAACTTCAGATTATTTAAATATGAAAATTATTGTAAGACCTGTACAGAATATGTCCAACCAAAGGGACATTTTAATATTAAAAAATATGCGAGTATACTAAATGAATAAAAAAATAATGGCAGTAGCATTAAACCTACACGATCACAACACATATGATGGAGTATGGCATAATCAAAGAGAAAGGCAAACACGATTTAAGCATAACCTACCTTATCGTGCAGAAGCTTATGCTCATCAATCAGATATATTAAATCCTGGTGATTATAGATTAAATGATGACTTCACTAAAGAGTATTTTAAGAAACCTGATGATGGTGTTCTAGCATTCACATATACTTACGGTGGTGTAAGAATGTCAAAAGATGAATTACTTGAAACGGTATTAAAAGGACATGATGAGATATTTGATTGGCAACCTAAGAAATTGTGGGATCATTATTATAAAGATGACATATACTTTATAGACCATCATCAATCGCATGCTGCATATGCCTTTATTAATTCAGGTTTTGAAGAGGCTGATTGTTTAGCCATCGATGGTATTGGCAATCGTTATCGTTGTTGTTTCTTTGATAAACATGGAACAATGACTGATCTGTCAAATATATTGCCTATTGGTTGGTTATGGAATCACATGTCAAATTTAACAGGGTTTGGTACGTTAGGTGCAGGTAAGCTTATGGGACTATCTGCTTATGGCAGAAACAATGATTACTTCTATGAAATATTTGAAACAATACTTGCTGGTCCTATAACAGAAAAGAAACAGGAGAAATTCGAAGAATATATTGATTTAAATAGATATAGAAAAGAAGATCTAGCATTTACTCTTCAGAAATTTACAATGGACAAAATAAGAGAATTTGTTCATCCGCTTCAATCTTCTCATAATCTATGTGTTGCTGGTGGTGTATCTTATAATGGATATATGAATGAGGCATTTACTAAAAGATGGAAAAATGTACATGTACCTCCAGCAGTTGGTGATGAGGGTCAAGCTCTTGGTGCATATCAACATGCTGACTATGTTTTAAATGGTAACAAACATGTAGTAGATACTTATTCTGGTAAAGCCTATGATTGGGAACCCACTGAAGATGAAAGAATAAATGATCAGAATATGTATGAAAGATGGTCATCAGGCAAAGGGTTTCAATGGGGATATGAAGCATTATTTTGGGAACCTCTTAATATGACTGAAGTTGCTCAACAAATTGCTGATGGTAAAACAGTAGGTTGGTTTCAAGGCAAATCTGAGAGTGGCAATAGAGCATTAGGTAATAGAAGTATCTTAGCAGATCCACGTAATCCCGATATAAAAGAAATTATTAATAGTTCAATTAAAATGCGAGAAGACTTTAGACCATTTGCTCCTGCTGTAATGGAAGAACATTATAAAGAATACTTTGCTACGAATCAGCCATCACCATATATGTCAAGAATTATGCCAGTAATATCTGATAAAATTCCAGGTGTAACACACGTTGATGGAACAGCAAGAATACAGACAGTGAATAGAGAACAAAATGAGAAGTACTACGATATCATTAATGAGTTTTATAAAATAACCGGTATACCTATGTTACTCAATACTAGTTTTAATTCTCAAGAGCCTATCGTAGAAGAACCGTGGCATGCGATACGTACCTTTCGTGAGACAGCTATAGATATATTAGTCATTGGAGATTGGATGTTAATTAAAAAAGTAACAAGTGATGGTTGGGGATAATGCTTAGTAGAGATAAATTATCTCATGTAACAAATATATTAAACTTAAAAAATCCTAAAGCTAAAGGAGTTAATCACGTACTTGACGTTATAACTGCTATAGAACAAGAGGACAATCTTTTATTTCTTAATTTATTATTAGATGACGATCAAGATAGAAGCTTGCTCGATAGTGTATTCACTGCAATTAAGCATGAGCCAGATCACGAAGAGGATATTTTAGATTCATTTAGTGATAATCAAGTCTTAGCTAAAACAAATTTAGTGAATGGCTTAGATAATCTAAATCTTTTAAATAAAGAAACTGAAGTTGTTATATTCGGATGCTGGTATGGAAGTATTCTTATACCGCTATTACACGACAAAGTTAAAAGTATTACTGCAATTGATGTAGATGACCATGCGATTTCAATTGGTCAAAATAGATTCTTCGACCAATATGATAATATCACTTGGATAACCGGCGACATTTTCGAAGATTATAGAGATATGTTTGATACTGCAGATATCTTTATCAATACCTCATGTGAACATATGTTACCTATGAAATGGTGGGGTCCAAAGGGTCCAAGAAAAGACCATGATTGGTTTAAAGAATGGAATGGTGATTATAGAAGAGAGTGGAAAGGTAAAGATGAGAACAAGTGGCCGGTATATGATATAGGTTGGTGGGAAAGAGTTAAACCTTCTGCTCATTTTGCCTTTACATCTAATAACATGTATGATATCCCAGGCCATATTAACTGCGTAGATAGCATAGAAAAATTTAAAGTACAACTACCAGCCGGAGCAGAAGTATTGACAGAGAGTGAATTAGAAGACGAGAGAGGTATCAGGTATCTATTAATTGGAAAGCTATGAAAAGAATAATCTATAGTATATATGTTGATATACCAGCACCTGAACATTATGGCACCACCTCAAAAAGTAAATTTGATACAGTAGAAAAAGCAGAGATAACCGTTGATGCTTTTAAAGAACATTATGATAGATTAAAAGAATGTAAACGAGTTTATGCTGAGCGTATAGGTGTACCATTTAAGATGTACGAATACGATAATAGATATAAACAGTTTGAAAAAGATTTTCAACGCGATTACCCAGAGGTTACTGGATATGAGATAATAAATTTCTATAAATTACATGTATTATATGAGTTAGCAAAGAGCTATGATGAAATTCTATACTTAGACTTTGATGCTATACCTATGAATCATTCAGAAAATTTCTTCGAAGAATGGGATTTAAATAAAGGAATATGTGTCTTAGATAATAACGATAAGATTGTTCATAACGTAGAAGCTAGCCAAAGTATACGTAGTCCATCAGCAAAATATTATAATTGTCAAGCGATGTTATTAGATGGTGGTTATTATCCTGATAATGATGTAATCAATACCGGTATTATTGGTGCAAGTGCAAAACATATAAAGCAGTTAGATTATTTCGGTGGATTTAAACACATATTAGAAATGATGACATCATTAAGAAGTGATGATTATAGAGAAATCGGTCTATACCCTAAAAATATTGTCGATATGTTTAGATATGATAATGAAACTATTTTCGCATATAAATTAAAAGTTAATAAAGTTCCTGTACAATGGCTTGACCCAAGATGGCATTACTTCTTTGATATGCAACAGTTCATACCACCTTTTGCAAAGATAGTCCATGCAATCTGTAAAGATTTTGATTGTGTGTGGAGAAGATACGATGGTTAAAATATGTACCGTATACTATAGCGACAAATATAATGCAGACTATGTAAGTAAATTATATGATAGCATAAGAAGAAACTGCAGTATACCATTTCAATCAGTATGTCTTAGTGACGATCCTAATGTCGAAGCTGATATAGTATTACCATATAATCCTCATGGCGATGTAAAGAAACATTGGCATAAACTAAAATTCTTCTCTCCGTATTTTGGATATCAATCTCCAGGTGATGATATAATAATTATGGATATTGATCAGGTTATTACAGGCAATGTTGACGACCTTATAGGACATTATGTACAAGAGAATGAATTAGTTACGTATGGTATATGGTGGAATAGACAAACCATACAGATGGCAACAAATGCATTACAAACAAATGGTGGATTTTACAAGTTTAAATCTGGTAGTTTATCATATGTATGGGATGACTTTATTGAGAATCCTGAATATTGGCAAATGCATTACTACAATGAAAGAGTTGTTCACTTTCCATATTACGGTGAACAGAACTATGTTAATTGGAGAGCATGGGAAAATAAGATAAAGATAATTCCTACACCTGAAGAGTGGATAGGCAAATGCGATATGGATATGGCCGAAAATACAGTAAATAATAAATTATATTTTGAAGAGTTTGGTGATTTTATGTTTATGGATAAGGTAAATCCTAATATTAAAGTAATGCACTTTACTGGTTTAGAGAATACTATACATGACAATCGCTGCGGCTGGATTAAGGATCATTGGAAATGAAGAGAATAATATGTTGTAGATTCGGTGATAAGTTTAATCAATGGCATGTTGATAACTTAAAGCATATGATCGACAGCTGGTCAGGTATAGAGTATGATGAATTTGAAGTTGTTGAAAGAGATCTATATGGTAATTGGTATAATAAATTTCAGATGTATGATAAGTTTAGGGATGGAGAGAACCTCTATTTTGATTTAGATATGATTATATATGGAAGATTGCCTAATCTATTTAAAAAGAATTTTACACTATTAGATGATAAATGGTGGAGAGAACCAGCACATACACCATTAAACTCTTCAATAGTTTCTTGGACTGGTGATGTATCATATATATGGGAGAAGTTTTGGCCTTATGCTGATGCTTATATGAAGCAATACAATAAAGGCAGTGATGAATGGTATTATAAAGAAATAGAATACGAAATGTTTAATCCCGTATGTCCAAAATTTAATATGAAATATGCTGATCCTAACTTCCGTATATGCACCTTAGGACAGATGCATCACATTATGGAAGAAGGGTGGTCCGGTTGGTGGTCACCCTGGTTTCTTAAACGTTAAGCTTCTGTTCCTTTAGCTGCTGCTATTTTCTTTGCAGCTGCCACTTTTGCTTTCTGTACTTCAGGTTTCTTAGCAGTTGCTGCTCTGTTTTTCGGTGACATTTTAGATTCTTTCTTAATTATCGCCTCTACTTTATCTAGTGCTTTTTCATTTTCTTTAGGATCAAGTTCTGCTACAACATCAGTGTCCATAGATCTTACACCTGTAATAGCAAATGCATGCTGTAAGATTTCAATCTTATGTTGGGCCTTTCTTAATGCAGTCTTAGCTTCAACATTATCTGACTCACGTATTTCTTGTAATTCAAATAGTGCTAGCTTTAATGCAAATAAATGATCTTCATTTTCCATGTTAGTAAAGATAGCTTCAACAAGAGTAGGGAATATCTTTGTCTTTGACAAATTACTTTCTTGCTCTAGCATACCTGAATCTGCCATAACTTGTTTTGCCATTGCAACGAAAGCTTCACTCTCTGCTTTCTTGATATTCCAAGTTTCTTCATGAATCGCATCCATAGTAGTAATTTTCATAAGATCTTTAAAATCTTTTTGCTCTTCTGAAGCCTCAATAACATGAGGTGTTAGTTCCATTTCACCCGTATGATCCATGTTCAGTAAAACTTCAAGGTTCTTCCTGTCCTGGTCAATGAAGGTTGCTGATACAAATGTATCTTTAGTGATTAAACTCATTATGCTTTCCTCGCTTTTAAATAGTATGTTGAAATTGTCGCCGCCGAACCTGACGGGAACTCTTGTGTTCGATAGTCATCGCCACCAACTTCACGTTGTGCGTATGTCGAACTGTTTAATTTAGTATTGACCATACCAGAACCTAAGTTAGTGCCTGATCCATCAATTGCGTATCGTATTTTATGATTAGTTAATTCTACTGCCACATAACGTATCATCTCTTTTATAATAGCATCAAACTCTGCTTCAGTATATTCTTCAATATTGTTATCACCATTAATGAAACATGGGTTTGCGCTGTAATCAGTCTCTGTACCATTTGCTCGATGAAGATAATAGTTAGTAATTGTAGTTGGTTGGTCTTGTGTTTCAGTAATACCACCCGCAGTATATGCTCCAGCGTTTGCACGTGTATCTGTAAATACCGCTGTTGTTGAAACATTAGTATATCCAGATGGAGCTGAAGTAGATGTGCTAATCTGATAAGGTAGTGCTGCTATAATTGCATCAACAAGAGTATCTGCATAAGTATCAAACATCTCTTGTGGAGTCATAGCTTTTAAATTATTGCTTGAATCTACATATACCGGGAATCTTGTTGTAGAGCCATTATCATTAAATGTTAATGAACCTGCAGTTGCTTCAGATATCTTATCATATGAAACAGTTACAGTACTTACATCAGGAGTATCTCCTGCAGATCTAAAGCTACTCGCATGAGATGTTGCAGCACCTGCTTGGGTTCTTGTATCACTCATGGCACTGAGCGTACCACTGCTACCAACTTGGGATAATGTAACCGATTGATCTGCTAAGTATAACCATTTTGCTCGGTTAATAATCGCAGTCTTATCGTCAGCTGACATCTCCTTCAAGTTGTTTGAATCTATTTTTACTGGTGTTCTTGCTGCCATAGTATTATTTATATCCTTTAGTTAAGTCTATTTATACTCATCTTAAATAGAAAAGTATAAATAGACGTTGTTAATATTTATGCTCCTGCACCATATACTGTTTTCACAGTTGAACCAGCCGCGTTAATAATCAATAATGTTGATAATGTCTTTAACTGAGCTGAACCAATAGCATCATCTGCCATCTTCGCTTCAGTAATTGAATCATCAGCATAGTGAGCCGTATCAATAGAACCGTCGACATACATATCAGAATCAATACTATTGTCGGCCATCAAAGCCGCTGTAATCTGATCATTTGCTATATGTGCCGTATCAATTGAACCAGCTGCATAGTGTTCAGAATCAATTGCATCATCAGCGATCTTAGCACCAGTAATTGCATCTGCTGCTATCTTCGCGCTTGTCACTTGTAAATCAGCAATATGAGCAGTGTCAATAGAACCATCAACGTACATATCTGAATCAATGCTGTTGTCTGCCATCAGCGCTGCTGTGATTTGGTCATTAGCAATATGTGCTGTGTCAATAGAACCATCGACATACATATCTGAATCAATAGAATTATCTGCCATAAGAGCCGCAGTAATTTGATCATTGGCTATATGCGCGGTATCGATTGAACCATCAACGTACATATCAGAATCAATAGAATTATCTGCCATTAAAGCTGCTGTGATTGCATCATTGGCAATGTGAGCAGTGTCAATAGATCCATCTGTATAGTGTTCTGAATCACAAGCATTATCTGCTAAATTATCACCATCAACGGCATCATTAGCAAGCATCGCATGTTCTACAGCTGCAGTTTGAATTGTTCCTGCTGCTGTCACATTTCCTGAACCATCGAAACTAGGTGATGTCCATACAACATCTCCTGTCATTCCTATTGTTCTACCAGTTGCTAACGCTGTAGCAGTACTAGCATTACCTGTAACCGCTCCTGTAACATTACCTTCAATTGTGGCAACTAAAGTACCAACTGCGTAACCAGTACCAGCCGTGTTAACCGTTGTTGTAGGCTCTGCTTGATTGTCTTTAAATAGTTTCCACTTACCTGAATCAGAAGCATCTCTGAACATTCCACCATATAAGTCTTGTGAACCTGATGTATCATACAAACCATACCAACCAATATCAACTGCATCCGCAGCATTATTAGTTGTTGCTAATGCAACTAATGGATCAGCAACTTCGATTGTTGTTGAAGAAACTGTTGTTTGAGTACCACTTACTGTTAAGTTACCCGCAATCGTTACATTATTTGGTAAACCAACTGTGATTGTACCTGCACTCTCAGCAACTTCAATCTCATTAGTTGTACCAGCAAAAGTTAATGTACCACCAAGAGCAACAGGTGATGTGTTTGAACCATCACTTACTGTAACACTTGAATTTGCTAAGTGAACATTATCTACTGAGCCATCAACTATATGCTCACTATCGATTTGGTCATCAGCAATCAAAGCAGATGTAATATTGTCTGCAGTGATATGAGCTGTTTGGATTGAACCATCGATATAAGCATCTGTGTTAACACTATTAGGTGCTAAATGCTCAGCATCAATTGAATCTGCAACGATATGCTCTGAGTTAATTACATCATCTGCAATCAAAGCTGCAGTGATTGAGTCAGCTGCGATATGAGCAGTTACAATTGAACCATCAATATAAGCATCAGTATTAACAGAGTTTGCTGCTAGATGTTCCGCATCAATAGAGTCTGCAACAATGTGCTCACTATCAATTTGGTCATCTGCAATTAACGCTGATGTAATCTGATCTGCCGCGATATGCGCGGTGTCAATCGAACCCGCTGCATAATGCTCTGAATCAATGGCATCGTCCGCTATCTTAGCTCCTGTAATTGCATCAGCCGCGATCTTAGCAGTAGTAACATTTAAATCAGCAATATGCGCAGTATCAATTGAACCATCAACATACATATCTGAATCAATACTATTGTCTGCCATTAAGGCAGCTGTAATTTGGTCGTTAGCAATGTGAGCAGTATCAATTGAGCCATCAACTAAATGCTCTGAATTAACAGAGTCATCCGCTAGCTTAGTACTATCAATTACGTCTGCAGCAAGTTTTGCTCTTGTGACATTTGCATCAAGAATCTTAGCTGTTGTAATTTGGTCATCAGCGATATGAGCTGTATCAATAGAACCATTAACTAGTTCTGATGAATCAACCGTGTTAGCTGCAAGACTTACAACACCTGCGTTAGTCATTGTTACATCACCACTTAGTGCAGCAGCAGTAAATCCTGTGCCATCACCAATTAATACTTGAGTATCTGCAACTGCTTTAGCTGAAACAACACCCGAACTGTTTGCATCTCTTACTAAAACTGTGTTAGCAGCTGAATCAGCGATCTTCGCTAATGTTACTTGAGCATCTGCAATGTGAGCTGTATCAATCGAACCATTTACTAGTTCTGATGAATCAACTGTGTTAGCAGCTAGTGATATTACACCACCATCTGTCATAGTAGCATCGCCACTCATAACATTGTCGATCCACATCGATGTTCCAGTATCATACAATATCATTGAGCCATCGGCCGCAGATGTAATGTTTACATCGTTATCTTCTGCAAGTGTATTCTCAGCACCAATTTGGGCATCTACATAAGCTTTGACGGATTGCTGTGTAGGTACTTTAGTGGCACTATCAGATGACATGTTATCTTCATCAACAACAAATCCGACCGTTGCTGAAGAAGCTAATGATGTATCTAATAACGTACCCGCTGCATCAGGTAACGTTATTGTTCTATTTGTAGAGCTATTAGGAGAAGCAATAGTAAATATACCAGTTCCGCCTGAATCACCCTGTAGTTTTAATTTTGACATTTTTTTGTCTCTCCTATTTTTAAATTATTGCCCAGACACTGTCGCTTCCGACTGTAACCGAACTCCCTGAATTAATCATAATCGGGCCTGCTGAAATCATATTGTTTCCGTCTTCCATGACATAATCTGTTGAAACAACCGACTCGTGTTCCCATGATGGTGATTTTGTAACGTTACCGCCACCAACTAATCCCCATTCACTACCTGTATATATCTCTGCTTGAGATAAAGTAGTATTCCATCTGAAGAAACCAGCACTTGGAGATCCATCTCTTTGTGCAGTTGTTCCAGAAGGTATCTTTGCGGAAGCAGTATTACCTGATTCCATTACAGCGCCAGCAGCTTCTACATTTGTTGCTGATGCATATTTATTCGTTGAACCTTCACTAAGGTCATCTGTATCGTTGGACGATAGGTTATATCCACTTGCACCTTCGTTAGCAGATATTGTTAATGTGTTTGCAGCATCATTATATGTTGCAGTTACGTTTGTACCACCAATAATTAATGCATTTACACGATCATCAACTCTTTCGTTTGTAAAATATAGATTCGATGAACCTTCAGTTATCTCATCAGTATTATCTTTACCTGCTACTTGAGCATCGACATATGCTTTAGTAGATTGCTGTGATGGAACATGTGTAGCTGAATCAGATGCCATATTATCTTCATCTTTAATATGAGCTGCAATACTTGTTACAGTACCCGCACTACCTGAAGCATCACCGGTTAAGGCACCAACAAATGCTGTTGATGTAATACTTGTAGCACCTGTAACAACACCAGCGTCAACAACAATTGTGCCATCTAATACAACTTGTTGTCCAGCCACAGGACCAATATTTAAATCAGTACCACCAGTGGTTGAAATAGTATTTCCGTTAATATTAATGTTATCAACTTGTAATGCTGTGAGTGTACCTACTGAAGTAATAGCTGTTTGAGCTGCACCTGTAACTGTAGCGGCTGTACCAGATGTATTACCTGTTACATTACCCGTTACATTACCTTCTAAGTTAGCAACCAATGTACCAGTCGCATGGCCTGTAGCACCTACATTAACCGTAGTTGTTGGTTCTGCCTGTGAATCTTTAAATAATTTCCATTTACCAGAATCTGATGCATCTCTAAATAGACCAGAGTATAGATCTTGTGAACCACTCGTGTCATATAAACCATAAAAACCAATATCAACAGCATCGGCTGCGCTATTAGTATTAGCTAACTTTAATAGTGGGTCTGCAACATTGATCGTAGTCGATGAAACTGTTGTTTGTGTACCTGCAACGGTTAAGTTACCTGCGATTGTGACGTTAGTAGGTAATCCAATCGTAAGAGTATTACCTGACATGGCTGTTTCAACTTCATTTGCTGTACCTGCAACTGTGAGTGTTTCAGAAGCAAATTCAATTACACCTGTGCCAGAATCACCAGCAACATCTAAATCAACAGCGTCGACATATGCTTTAATAGATTGTTGAGTAGCTATTTGAGTAGCTGAGTTAGATGCCATATTATCTTCATCTAATACAGCAGAACCACTAACAGCCGTATTTAATACTGGACTTGTTAATGTTTTATTCGTTAATGTCTGTGAACCAATTAATGTCGTGACAGTACCATCAATAGCAATTGAGATATCGTTATTAGATACTGTTGTATCAATACCTGTACCACCTGAGAAATCTAATACATCACTCGCTAGAGCTACTGCATCATTACTTCCTGAATCAGCTCCAACCGTTAACGATGTCGTGATAGAAGCAGTGCTTACAGCCGTAACTAAACCTTTAGCATTTGCTGTGACAATTGGAATTGCTGTTGAAGAACCAAATTGACCTACGTTAGAATTAACTGTAGCAAGTGTTATTGCACCGGTATCAGCTAGAGTAGCGTCACCTGACATGACATTGTCAATCCAAACTGAATTGCCTGTATCATATAATAGTAATGAACCATCTGCGGCTGAAGTAATAGTAGTATCATTTAATTCGGCAAGAGTATCAGCTGTATCTACTTGAGCATCAACATAAGCCTTAATACTTTGTTGAGTTGCTAACTGAGTAGCTGAATTAGTTGCCATATTGTCTTCATCTAATATAGCCGAACCACTTACGCCTGTATTAATGACAGGACTTGTTAATGTTTTACTTGCTAATGTTTGTGAACCTGTTAGGGTGGCAACTGTATTGTCAATTGCGATGTGTATATTGTTTCCAGATATAGATGTATTAATACCTGTAGAACCACCGATACCCAATACGGTGCTATCTAAATCAATAGAGAGTGAACCTGAATCATCGGCAGTTAAATCTAAATCTTGAGCTGTTACTTGTGCATCCACATAAGCTTTAATTGATTGCTGTGTAGCTAATTGTGTTGCTGAATTCGATGCGAGGTTATCCTCGTCTAATACTGGAACTACAAAGTCAAGTGTATTATCTGAATCATCGTAGGTTACCGTAATAAAGGTCTCAGTATTTGATGCGACCATTGCACCAACAGTATCTGCAATAGTTTCACCACTTTGTGTAAATTGGCCTAATGCATTCCATGCTGTGGAACCATCACCAACTTTTAGATAGGTATTTGTTTTATCTAATCCTAATTCACCATCAGCGAGTGTCGGGTTATTGCTCGACCAGTTAGCGGCCGTATCTCTTCTTAATTTAAAGATTGTACTCACAGTGAGGCTCCTCCGTCATATGTTTTAAGGACTGAAATACCCGCAGTTTCACCATCTAAAAGTATATCACTATTCCAGTTACCCATATCTATTACTTTTTCTGAACCAATAGAGAATATTTCTCCACTAGCATCCTTGGAATATAAAATTTGGTCTGAAACGTTAAGAGCTAATTCGCCTTGTTGGAGATCGTTAGCTACGGGTTTCTTTCCCGCAACCGTCGATTGCTTGATTTTTACTACTGTTCCTGCCATATATATGCCATCTAATTGTTTAAGGTGATTATATAATCACCATAATGTTATTTATAATATAATTAAACTCAATTCAAATTAATTAGAACGTTCCGCCATCAATAGTGCCTGAAGCTTGAGGTACTCCACCTGAAGTGAAGCCTAAGTGCTGATATTGTGTACCAGTAATATAACTTAGTGCCGTACCACCAGCATTTGATACCCAATAACCATTTCCAGTATGTGAACTTACTCCTGTACCACCTTGTGCCACAGCAAGATCAGTCACTAATGTTAGTGAGCCAAGATGTAATGCGGCAGGTGTACCAGAAAATACTTCTGATGTGTTTGTTGCGCTTTGCAACATTGTAAATCCAGCAGCTGAGTCGTCCCAACCCATGAAACCAACTCGCGCTGATCCATCGTTATATCTAAATTCAACACCTCGGTCTTTGTTATCATCAGCACCTGATGAAGCCGAAGTACCTAATGTTAAGATTGGATCTTCTAATGTAGTTACTGTGCTATTGACTGTAGTTGTTGTACCATTAACAGTAAAGTTGCCCGTTGCTGTAATATTAGCGAACTGAACATTAGCATTTGTTGCAACACTCTGACCAATATTAATTGTGATTGTGTTATCTGTTACAGCTGTATCTACACCTGTACCACCAGCAAAGTTAATAGTTTCACCAGTGTTTACTGAATCATTTGAACCTGAATCAGCACCAATACTTAGTGAACTAATTACTGTACCAAACGTTAGATTACCTGAACCGTCCGTTTTTAAGAATTGACCATTTGAACCGTCAGCTCTTGGATAGTTTAATCCATCTAATACAACATAACCACTGCCATTTGGCGTAAGAGTGATGTTACCATTCGTGTTAGTTGATGAAATAACATTGCCATTTAACGTTAAATTATCAACATGTAATTGGTCAATTTTTGAATTTGCATCTACTAAGATTGCTGATGACGCTGTTAACGTACCAGCTGTGTGGTCCATCATGTCTGTATAGACTTGACCACCAATAACTCTAGCTACTACATCTGAACCCGATGTTTCACCAATAAATAATTTATCTGAATTAAATGAATAGGCTTGTTCACCGACGGCTAGTGCATCGGTCGCAGGAGATCCTGTTCCTAAACTATATTTGGTTATAATTACTGTGCCTGCCATATCCTATTCCCTTTTAAAATGATCCACCGTTAATTTTTAACAAGCTACCGGTATCTTCTATGAGTGATTTAACCTCAAACTTAGCCGCTGTTGCATTATATTGCATCAATGATCCATCAGTTCGTGCAGATATATCAACATCTGTTAGCTGCGCTAAACTCTGGCCAGTTGTAAGTAATACTTTTTGAGCTTCGATAGTCCTCTGCTGCGAGCTCTTGGCTTGTAAACTAGGTGTTGTTGTTATCTTACCTTGTAATGCCATTATTGTGTTACTCCTGGTGTTACTGTCACTTGTCCCTCTATAACTCGTGTTTTATACGCGTTACTTGTTTTTGTTATCTCAACATCGTATACATATCGACCAGCTTTCATCGCATTGGTCTGTGTGTTACTTAATGCTATCGTAATTTTTCCAGCAGCTGCATCAGACACCGTACATGTAAAATCAACTTTTGTACTAGACGAATATGTCTTTCTTATCTGTCCTGCTACCGTATAGCCAGTTAGATTTGCTGTTGTGCCATCTGTATCATCTATCTGCACTTCAGCTGTAAAATCTGTTCCTTGGTCTATACTTAAATCTGAATATACTGCCATACTTGTACCTATTTATGTTATTATGAACCTGCACCGTACATTGTTTTCACAGTACTTCCTGCAGCGTTAATTATTAATAATGTTACTTCGTCTTTTAGCTTCGCTCTTGATACTGCGTCATTAGCTAGCTTAGCTTCTGTTACTGCAAGAGCATCTAAATCATTTGTACTAACACCACTCGCTGCAACAGCAGTTGTGATAGTTACTGAACCTAAGTTCGTCATTGTGCCAGAACCGGTTACGTCACCTGTTAGCGTGATTGTTGGGTCATTAACATCAAAGTCGAGTGTATTATCACTATCGTCGTATGTTACTGAAAGGCCTGATTCAGTATTTGAACTAACCATTGCTCCAACTGCATCTGCTACACCTTCAAGGAATGCCGCACCTGCATAAATATCAGATCCGCCGTATAATAATGTAGTAGCATTTAATGCACCATCTACGTCAACTATATATGTTCCGTGAGGAGCTTTACCAATACCAACCTTATCAGAGTCATTTATTGTTATCGTTGCAGTAGAGTCAACACCTAATTCTAATGTATCACTAGCAGGAGCATATACACCGGCCGCTGCTGATATAACTCCAGAAGCTGTTAGTGTTCCTGTAACTAATCCGCCTGTGACTGTAGCACCTGTTGAACTCGTTGCAAACTTAGAAGCATTATTATGATAAAGAATTACAGCACTACCATTTGTCGCCGCAAGTAATGTCTCATCATCTGCAGCATTCTTAATCTGTATATCATCACTTAGAATCTTTAATGCACCTGTGTTACTATCAATCTTACTGTTTGTGCCATCGTGTGATATAAGTAAGTCACTACCAGTACCAAGTGTAATAACATGAGAGTCTAACATTGTTAAACCATCTGCTGTGATTACGCCTGTGACATCTACACCGGTATTAGTCGTGGCAATCTTCGCATTATCATTATAATGTAGAGTAACTGCACCACCGTCAACACAAAGAATATAATCTTCACTATGATTCTGTGTTTGTAATCTTAAATCATTACCACCAAGTCTGAATTGGCCCGTTATATTTGTTAAACTAGAATTTGTGCCATCATGTTTTATTGTTAAATCATCACCAGTACCCATTCGTATCGCAGCATTGTCTGCCCAATCGAGGTTACCAGTCATTTGAACACCACCTGTTAGTGTTATACTACCCGCGACAATCCCTTGGTGTGCTTTTATAGCAGCAACAATAGTTGAGGCACCAATATCACTATTTGTGACTTCGCTTATATCACCAATCGCAGTACCTATCTCATTGGTCTTAGTTCTCCATTGTTCAAATGTATTTGCTGTTGTTACGTTTACTGTTGCCATATTATCTCTCTATTAATTGTTTTAACATATCTTTAATTTCCGATACATCCTGTTCTACTTTATCTAATCTGTTTGCATCTACTTTCATTCTTGCTCTATTAGCTGAATGCATTACACCATCACTATTCATATTTATAATAGCACCTGAGTTTGTATCTCTTACCATGCCAGGATGTCCATAAACAGGTATCTTCATTACACTCTCAATGCTATAGCTCTAAGATCTTGACACATTGGTACAGTACTAGTACTTCCAGATCTCATTACGATCTTAATAGCAAATATAGTAAATGTATTTGCTGCCGTAACAGTATATTCTGTTTCGTTATATTTAGTTCCATCTGAGAATGCAACTGCACCATTATTGCCCGTTGGTGTTGCTGCTACCCATGCACCGGTATCAAATATTCCGGCTGTATTACCAAGCTTATAGTATACGTCAACAAATGATCCGTTAGGTCGATTAATATCTAATAAGATCCTTAAAGAATCAGAACTATCATTTAATTGAACCGTCTTCGTTACATATTTCGCTAAGTTAGATCCATTAGTTGCATGTGTCTCTGCAACTGTAGCGCTGTTATCAATCCTATTACCAATCGTTATAAGCGAAGATCTTTCTAAATCAATCACTGGAGATAAATAGTTTGAAGTAGATGTAAATGTACTCTGAACTTCAACAGTGTGTGTTGCTCCAGGCTTAATAACCTTAGGTGATAATGGAGTATAGTCTTCATTAGGCACAATAGCGGCCGCAGTAGTTCCAATCGATGTACCATTACCAACAGCTGTATCTTTAATTGTATAAGATGATGTGGTATTAGGTAATACAACTTGAGCAATCATTGGACGAACTGTATTCCATTCTAAACCTTCTGTTGCTTGACACGCTGAACCACCACCATTACCGGCAGTAATCGCTGCTGCGTGATTAGCTGCAGCAACCGTAATTGTATAACTATCTCTTGCGATCGCAGTAATTGTATGTGCTTTGTTTAACTCAGCAGCTGTATAACCATTCGTTGCAACGAACCCTGCAAGAGTAACTGAATCACCAGCCGAATGACTATGGTCACGATGAGCTACAGTAATAATGTTATCTTGTGCTGCAGTGTTTACTACAGTAGTTAATGGATCTACAACCAATTGTCTTGAAGGCAATGCAGAGTTTCTTAATGTAGCTACACGAGTTGTAGTATCAAATACAGCTCTCTTCAATACAAACGTTAAGTCTTTATTCTGATCAGCTGTCCACGTTGAAGCGTTCTGCGACTTGAATAATACACCATTGTATGGTTGTTGTGATATTCTATTACCGTTTTGATCTTCTTTACCAATCTCAGCATAACGTACTGTGTACTTATTAGAGTTAGCTATAATAACAATAGCATATTCAACGCTATCTTGTAGATATACTGGTGATGGGAATGTAAATGTAGTTGCACCAGATGTATTCACTGAACCAGGATTAAGTACTACGTTAGCAAATGGAAGAACGTTTTGAGTTGGGAATCCGTTTACCATTTCGCGTATGCTTAGTTGTACCGGTATAGCAGCATCTTTCGCAGTAAAATAAAGATCTACTGAAGTAATAAATGCAGCTTGGTCAAGTAATATTGATTGTGCTAATGGATCTTCCCAATTCCTTTGTATTTGTCTAGTTCCTACAATTCGACTATCACTAGTTGTATCTGTCACAGAATTTCTTGCGATTACAGGAGTTCTTGTTGAAATAATAACATTCTCTCTTGTCTCTAATAAACCGGCCGCAGTATAATTTGCTGTAGCTGATGTAGTAGTTACTTCATCATCGTTAGTAGATGATTGAGTTAATTTAAATTCTTTTTGTCCTGTTGGGAAATTGAGAGCAGAGTTATTAGGTATTAAGAATGTACCACTCACTGCACCGTTCGCATCAGTTGTTAGAGTAGATGCTGTGCCTGGGTGAGCAGTAACAGTATTAACACCAACTAAAGGCGTATATGAATAGCTTCCACTCTTAACATAAGATGCTACAGCTGTGCCATCAAAGAATGCATAGACTTGAGTCGCTGGCTTCATGCGCGTAGCAGAGAAGGCAACCAATCTTGTTCTCATAAATGGTATAAAGTTAACCTCTACAATACGATCGCCAACACTAAATCTTGATGTTTGTACTTCGATTGTTTGTTGAATACCGGTTCTTGTAGCGGTTCCAGTCTCAACTAAGTTTTGTGTATCACCACCAGCACCTTGCCATGATCTATTGCCACTCCAGTTAGTTGACCAATCACCCCATACTGTACCTAATTGAGGCTCTAAAGCATTCATCATTGAATCAAATTCACCATCGTTATTAATGACAACTTCAGGTCTACGATCAATATCTCTCCACTCATCAGATGATGGTGTAAGTGTCATTGAACCAGTCCAGTTAAATACATCATATGGATTAACGTTGATTTGACCAGAATATTGTGTCTGTGATATCACATTACTAGCAGTTGTATTTGTAGTATATGGTAATGTAAGTAAATCACCTGTCTTTTGAGTAGCAGATGAACCAGGAACATATTCTAATGGAGCATTACCAGCCGCAAATGGAGGTCTCAGTATTCTATTAGGTATATCAATTGAAGCTCTATACTCTGACGAACCAGAGTTTGACATTCTTGTATTTGAGAATGCATCTACTAAATAACCTGATTTAAATCTTGGATTATTACTTCCATCTAATATTTGTTTATTCTGTGCTTCAGCTTCTAAGAATGATAGTACTGAATAGTATTCTATTTGACTTATTCTCTTATCGATACGACCTATATCACGCATAGTATATCTACGTTGGTCAATAAATTTAACTGTAACTTCGTCAGGAGTTAATGTATATGCAGGAATGCTTAACGTATATAAATGCATAGAATCCGTAGGAATTTCAGGCTCGACCGGGAAAACGGCCGGTACACCCGGCGCAACGCCAAATACACCCTTAGAATCAAGATATATCTTATCTATTCTTGGTAAGTAATATTGTATATTAGTTGAGAACTGAGAGAATCTTACTGGAGCAACTGCTGTTATAGCACCGGTTCCTGTAAAGTTACCTCCAGCATTACCAACTCTTGGTCTAAAGTCAATAGCTGATCTTAATTCTATATCACCAAGCTTAGGAATAGCTGAGTAATCTATTTGACCAGTATATGAATCAACTGAGAAGAAGTCTCCCGTTGAATGTGAGAAATACTTATATGTAACAGTAAGTGCTACTGCTGCTGTGTAATTAGATGTAGTCTTCTTCTTAATACGACCAACATCATAATAATCATCTCTTTGTCCGTTATCTAATTCGAAATGGGTTGTAACATTAGCAGAACCAGAAGTCTCAACAACTGATACTAATTCATGTACATCTGCATGTCCAAGAGCTTGACCAGTACCGGTAAAATCTGTGCCTGCATTAAATGCTACAGCTGTATTTCCAGATAATGTCTTAGTCTTTTGACCTAATGTACGTATCATTGGAGCGATAAGTCTTACTGTATCTCCTACAGCACCATCACTGCCACCACCACCTAAATCTCCAGATGTTGGTAAGTTAGCAATAACAACACTTGGTGGGTTTGCACTGTTATTAATAGTAATATCACCTACTAATACCTCTTCACCACCATCTCCATCATTAGTATCATTAATCAAAATCCAGTTTGTGTTAGCTGCTTTAGAACCAAATTGTTCTCCACTTGATAATGCAGTAAATGTAGCAGTACCAGAACCTGATACTGTTGCACTACCAACTATACGATTGACATTATATGTAAAGTCAAAATCATCTGCTGCAGACTCATCAACTTCTCCATCTAATGTTTTAATTCTTTTATATGGTAACTCATATACTAAACTGTCAGGGCCGATGTTATATGCGGTCGCAGCGCCACTATCCGCGATTGTTGCGGCGAAGGCCGTTCCTGCCGCGGTGCCCTCTTTGTCATCTAATTGAGTAGCTGCTGTCATTGTACCGGTAAAATCGAATATATGTATTCTATATCTTGATGCAGATGTTGCACCATTACCACTTACACGTTCGATTGAACGAGCTCGACATGTACCAATCTCTGTACCACTGCCATTCTCAATAGATATCCTACCAAATGTGGTAATATCAGGAGTTCCAGTCATCGCTGTGACTTCAATAAAGTTATTATGAGTCATCTCTACAAGTTTATCATCAACTACTTCAGATGTTCTTGCTCTATCAAAATGTACATTTGTATTTGATAATGTTTCAATCTCAAATCCTCTTACATAAGCTTTCGAAGGCTCAACAACTGCTGTTAATTTCGTAGCATCAGGGCTTGAGACTTGATGTGTTTTAATAAGAGTTTTAAATGGATTTACATAGTAATTACCTGATTCGTCAAATGTTCTACGTGCTAATTCTTGTTCTAATAAATTGTACTCAGCTGAGCGCGCATGCTTAGTAATAACACCAGACTCTAATCGAGCAATAAGAACAAAGTTACCGCTTGATGCATTTACTGCTTGAGAAGATAAGACTGCTGTAATAGAATAACGATGTGCACCTGGAGCAGACTCATTAGGAGTGCCCGTAGCATTATCGTTTAAAGATGAATCGGTACCCGAACTGACAAGGGATTCAGTTACGAGTAAACCGATATCAAATGATACATCAGGAGAATATTTATTTAAAACAATTGTGCTTGCTTTAACCGTAACGAAGTGTCTCTTAATATAATAGATACCATCTTCGATCGAAACGATTGAACCAAATCCTACTGGAGTTTTACCATTTGCATCATTAGAATTTGCAACAGTGGCTGTCTTACTTCCTGTTGCTGTTAATGAAGCATTATTAGCAAATACTGCACCTGAAATATATTGTACAAATAACGTAATAGAGTCATCGCCGCTAGCTAATGTAGCATGAATAACACGAGCAACATTAGTACCATCACTATATTCGGTACCAACAATGTCTGCAACTGCACTTGTGTTACATGCTGATAATCTTACATAATCAATTTTATTATGTAGGTGTACTGCACCTGGAACAACAACTGAACCATCCTTAAATAAATGATCTCCTGTAGCAGAGATCTGATGTTGTAATGATGATTGCAGCTGAGTTAATTCTCGAGCTTGTACTGCCTTACCGGGTCTAAATAATATCCTTTGATATTGTTCTTTAGGGCTGAGTGTATTGCCCGATGCAACCGACTCAAAGTCGTCCCAATATGGTTCTACGTTAAATGCTATTGCCATGTCTCTATCCTATTTAAAATGCGATTACTAATCTTATTGTTTCTACTTGTCCAGACCCTCTGCTTGTTGCTGTTCTATTCTCTACAAACATTACATCGCCTTGATGATGGTTAATTAAAGGTGTACCTACAGCTGAAATTTGATTACCTGCACCTGATGAACCTGTTGCTCTCGTCAAATGTGAAGTAGTAAATGTACCAAATCCAGTAGATTCATTTTGTATATAATGTAATACACCGCTTGTGTTATTGTATTCTACACATATGCCTTTAGCACCAACCGTACCACCAGTGTGGCCTTCAAATGCGAAGTCAGCTACATATGTACTTGATAATGAAGCAGGAATTGTTACACTCTTACATACATTATATGCACTTGCTTCTGCAACTTGAGCGATTGTACCTGTACTTGAACCTGATAATGTTGTAGCCAAAGCTTTAAATATTTCTCCAACAACTGGATTACCGCTTGTTGAACCTACGGTTGCCCAATTAGCATCTGTGGTATTACCCATCGTTAAGATCTTATAAAAATTACCTACAACCATTGAGCCTGTAGCTGTAACTACCGCACTCTCATTTGCTTTCTCAATAGGGTTTTTAACAACTGCTATTTGTCTAAAGTCATTTGAATCAGGAATTGCGCCTGACTCATCGCCAGTGAATACTGTATTGATTGTAACATAATGTGCTCTTAGATCATTTGTCGGATCTGCTCCAAACCCACCAAGTGGACCAATCACCGGCCTTACTGCGCCATTAGATCCTGAACCACCCGTTACTGTAACAGTAGCATGAGTATATCCTGTGCCAACGTTAGTCATTGTGATACCTGTGATAGCTCCACCAGATACTGTAGCCGTAGCTGCAGCACTTGCGCCATCACCTGCAATAGTTATTGTAGGAGCTGAAGTATATCCAGTTCCCGCAGTTGTGATCTTCATATTATAGATTGCGCCATCAACTGCATTGCCTTGCACTGACCATTGATTTGTTAATGCACTATCTGCACCACCAGCTGGAGCTTCTGCTAAACGTCTTACTGGTATAAATGATGTTGTTAAGAATTTAGTTACATCAGCTGTTGGGACTGTATACATGTATTTCCATATATAACCATCTGATCCACTATGATTGATAACACCCGATGTTTGAACACCTGTATCGTCTGGGTTAGTTGTACTTGCGCCTGCTCCGGCCTTTAAGCACATATATACATTGTTATTTGCTGAAATAACAAAATATGCTTTGCCTTCTATGTTTGTATCTTGATCGTCATATTCTATATATGTTGTGCCGGAAACCCATAATCTCCTTGTTGCACAATGAACAATGTCTGTAGCATCAATACGTTTCATGGCGAACATGTTTTCCCATAAAGTATGTGATGTATAGTCATTTTCATATGGGGTTGTCGGAACAGAATCATCTGTCCATGCGTTAGGCCGTCCCAGAGCCATATAGAATTGATTATCACTAAGACTCTCAACGAACTTATTCGTTGAATCTAGTCTAAATTTGCTTGTGATTATTGCTGCCATGTCTTTTCCTTTGTTTTATGAAATAACGAGTGAACTAGCTCCACCCATTCCGAATTGTGTACTTATATTGTTATTTATACTATCTTCCAACGTCCAGTGAGCAAAATCTGAATTTGGTCCTAAATATAGGAACTTCATATTATCCCAATGGTTTTGCATACCTATCTTACTAAGTTCTGAACTTCCGTTAGTAAAATGAGTATACGATTTCTCTAATAGATGACTATTAAATTGTACCGGTCCATGTTGGAATGCACCGATGTTAAAGTTAATTTCGCCAGCGGTTTCTAACCAACCGTACTGAGCTGCTGTATTTCCTTGATCGAGTACTTTAATTAATATTGCAATCTCGCCAAAGAACTTAAATCCTGCTGGATGGATCAATCTTGTAAATGCATTACTCCAATCTGCTACGTTTGCACCAGTTCTTAATACATATGAGAACTGCTGATAGTAATAAGAGTCTTGAATAAACTTTTTATCTGATAAGAATCCATCATTATTCGTGAACAAACCCTTTGGATATGTTCTTATAACATCGCCATTTGATAATGCACTCGTAAATGTTAATTTATATTTTGTAGTAGTATCAGAATAAACCGATTCAGTATAATCTGTACCTGGAACTTGATATGTGTTATTGACAAATACAACATCATCATCAAAGAATGCTGCGTTGCCATCATCATTATTTGCAGGAGTTACTGTTGGTGTACCACTAATTGTGAATGTATTCGTTGCTGTAAACTGAGATCTATCGGCTTGAATTGCGGCCGCTTGATCTGTCCAATTTCCATCAGATGGATTAAGTATATCTACAAACGGAAAATATGTTTCTACTTCGTCATCGTATATAACACGAAAGAATGAAGTGATCGATTCGGGTGTACCTCTACTTATATAGAACTCTATAAGCCTTTTATAAAATAATCTTGGATCTGTAGCGAAATCTCTTGGTACTGCAACACCAATTTCGTTCTGCAATTCTGTTAATAAGTGATCTTCTACATAATCGATATCTCTTTGGATATCTAATGCATTAAGATAGAATGCAGAATCATTTGAACGTTCTAAATATAATGCATATGTCTTAAGAAAATTAACTAAATCAGGATACGAAGTTTCGACATGATCTGGTACTAAGTCATCGATGTATGAAGATATATTATATTTTCCAATAGTATTTGACATTATGCGCTCGTTGTCTCGTAATCAATACCAGCAGTTGTACCACCAGTTGCCATTGTATCTACCTCACCTGAGATAGTAGCCGTTGAAGTATTAATATCTAATAACACATTTCTTGCAGGCGATACATCGGTACTAGCTGGTTTAACCGTCACATCGATCGTAGTTTGTCCTGTAGGCAATGCTGTTACATTAAATGAAGTAAGAGTAACTACACCTGTAATTTCATTTATTGAGCCAGCATTAGTATCTAATACTAAGCCACCTGCATCAATCACTTGAATAATACGAGTCGATGAATCGGTGTCGTAATAGTCTTTAAGCTTGGCTTGAGCTGTACCATTAAATGTGAATGTATTTGAAGTTACATAAGAACCTGTTGAAGAACTTGTGCCATCTAAATCAGTTAATGGTTGATTAAACTTAAGTGAATAAGCTTTAGCAGTACCAAGTGTAGGTGTAATCTTTTGAGTCATCTTCACTCGTGTAACGTTAGATATAATAGAAATACTTGTATCATCAATCTTCTTCGCTACATTCGATAATCTAAATACTCCACCAAATGTTTTTAATACGTCTGTGTTATGTGTCACTAGTGTGTTCCTTATTGATGTTGCTAAACCTGATGCAGTAACTGTAGCTAAGTTAGGATTAAATTTAAAGAATATTTCTAAGTCAATATAAATGTATGCAGGGTCAATAAGCACTGGAGTAATACTTACAACGTTTTTAGGTTTAAGAATACTCGTTTTAATTGTTTCTTTCTGTGCCTCAGTTAATGTCTCTGATGATTTTGGTTTAATACTAATGTATACTTTACCATAATCAGGAACATCATGAGATTCTCCACCCCATACCGATACAGCATCAACATCACCAAATTCATTTTGAATAATTGATTTATAGTCATCAGGTGTTACTGCACGATTTTGTGCTACATGGGCAAGAGGAGCATTAAACTTAATAGCTTCTTTAGTTTCTCTTGGTGCACCACCGGTAGCTTGTGTTACGAGTGTGATTGTCTCATCTGTGTTACCATTCAAATTACCAGTTAATTCAAATACTGTAGCACCGTTTACATCTAAGCCTGATGCAATATAAGAATATTCTATTTTAACAATATTACCATTACCTGGCCTTTTACCAATAATATTATCACCAAATTTAACTTCATAAAAGCCGTCACGAGTTTCTTCTAAGAAATATGCTTCGCTCGTGCCATCTAAATTTACTATGTTAGTATTTAAAGTATATGTTCGAGTTGCATCAGTTGCAGCTGAATCGGTAACAGTAACTTTGATCGAAGATGTATTTACATTTGATTGAGGTAATATATATTGTTCGAATGCATTATTTTGATATGTATATGATACTGATGTAAGTGTACCTTGCTCGATGGCTATATTAGAAAAGTTCCAACCAGAATCAAAGTTAATCGTAGATGTATTAGAAGCAAACATTGGATAATCAACACCACTAACAGTAGTCTTAAATGCGGTGCCTCTTGCCATAGTTAATGGCAATGCAGTATTACTACCATCATGATTCCATAATGGTGTAGCACTTGTATCGTAATTCATTCTTACATTAATATAAGCAATTGAAGGTGAAATAGATTTAGGAGTATAACCTAATAGCTTAGCATGAGATACGACAGAAGTTCTTAGCTGTGACGTATCAAGGAATGTTTCGTTCAAAGCGAAGTTTGCATTCATTGAGTTGATATGAGTTACATATGCTAACACATCAATAATGGTTGACATCGCAGAGCCATCATAGTTATAATCATTAAACGTTGTATCTGTGTCTTTCATGTATGCAACTAGATTTGTCTTTATCTGATCAAAATCTAATTGACTTGCATTAATTCTTCTTTCGATTGCCATTATCGTAATCTCTCTATTGTGGTAGCAATATCAATTACTTCATTTGTTGATACTACTCTACCGGTTACTGTTATGAAAACTGAGTTTTCCCCAGGTTTTGTTTGAACATTTACATTAAGTACTTGTATTCGTGGCTCATAATTTATTAAAGCCATTTCAATGCTTGTTGACATATTAGCAGCTGTTACGTTATTCATATTCTCAAAGAGATATGCCCTTAAATTTGCGCCAAACATATAATCAAATGGTCTTTCGCCATGATTTGTACGAAGTATATTAAGACAGCTTTGTATCACTGCAGCATTGTTCTTCTTTATTCCAACGTCATTCGTATTAGGATTTTGCTTAAAAGAAAAATCTAAATCTTTATACGTTTCTTGTCGTGCTATCTGTGCCATATATCTTATTTATACATTTATTCTGGATTTTGAGGACCATTTGTATTACCTTGTGAGGTATCATCTGCTCCAGTATCAGGTTGTGTATGAATATGAGTATTCAAATTAATTGCATCTGATTGTATCGTTACAGCCGAATCAGTATTAGTTCTTAATGTATGAGTAACATCCACATTACCATTTAAAATAATTTTTTTATTTGAATCTGCCCATGCTCCAGATACAGTTGTAGATTCTACTAGAGTAGGAACTTTTAATGTCATATCACCTGCGCTAGTTACATTAGTTGCTCCACTAATATCTGCTGTCATATTACCCGTAACTATTGATGACATATTTCCACCTACTTGTGTAGTTAAATCTTTAGCTACTGCAATATTAGCATTACCACTTACAATAATTTTAACATTACCTTTTACTTCAAGCGTATCATTACCTGCTACTAGCTGATAATTATCTCTTACAATTCTTTCTACCTTTGAACCATCTGGTCCTATCTCATATTGAGTACCACCCGCATGTCTTTCTTTTATACGTTCATGTCCAGGTGTATCATCATATTCTTTAACATGTCCACTCTCTGTTTCATATACATGATTATATGGATATTTTGGATTATATGGACTTAATGGTTCATATTGTCCACCTAACTCACCAGCAAATGGATCATCTTCAGCTCTTGTTCTTACATTATTATCATGTACTCCAAGGGATTTTGTTGGTAAAGTTCCTATGACTAAAAACTCTTGAGCAGCAGAATCTAAAAATATACCACAAACTAAACTGCCTTTCTCTCTTACATCACCAGTTCTTGGCACATTTGAACCTGCATTAAAAGTATATTCTTCAGCAACGTCATTAATTGTTTTGAATTCTGGAGCAGGAGTAGTTATTGGCCAAGGTAGAAGATCTCCTGTTTTCCATAATAATTCTGCTTTTAAATTGACCGAATGACCATGTCCTAATGTTGCTGGTGTACTTGCAGGCATAAGAACATTTGACCATGGCAATGAATATGTTGGTATATTATCATGAATACCATATACACTTACCTTTACTCTTCCGAGTTTTTCTGGGTCATTAATATCTTTTACTTCGCCAAATTGGTACATTATGCATACTCTCTTAACATTTTAACACTTTGAAGATAATCTACTTGATTACTAGAATTAACAGTAAAAGTATGATTCATATCAGATATAATATATGATCCATCTGAAATAGAATATGATATTTCACTCGCGCCTAATTCTAATAATGTAGATTTACCTGCTCCTAAATATGGAGAAGGTGTCATTCCAGTAACATTAATTGTATTATTATATAATCTTCTTTTTTGATTCATAGCAGCTTGATTATTAGGTGAATGAAGATCTGAAAATAAAGATTTTTCTTGGTATTGTACTGGTTCACCATGTGGACCACGTGATTCAGTTAATACATCATATAATTTAGCAGATAGTCTATGTCTAGTTGATACAGCCGAAGAATTATTAGGTAATACTTCATTCTTTTTTATTTCAGTTTCATCTAATTGAACTTCATGTAGTTTAAATCCATATTCACCTCTAGCAATTTTATCAGCTTGATGCATTTTATATTCTTCTAATTCAAAAATAGAGGCTGAGCCTTGAACTACAATTTCCCCGCTTTGCATATCATCAAGACTTACTGTCGAATCTTTTATAGAAAATCTATCATCGCCTTGACTAACGTGAAAATCACTATCCATAGTAGCTAGCGAACCTAATCTACATGTACCTTGATCCCATAATCTTTGATAAAAATAAAATCCAGTATGTCTTGCATCAACCGCTGTGCTTACAACATTGCGAATAGCTTGCATCGCCGATATATTTGGAACAATATATTTTCCATTTGTTGCAGCTATAGAATTAATTTCAAGTAATGACGAAACATCAGTTACTGACCTATATAATTTAGAAACAATATCATGACTTGATCCACTAAATACTTTATTAATATCATTTGTTTTTAAATGAAATTCTTCTGGAGTAATTAAATGCATAACATATTGTTTTTCTGATTTAAATATTTTCATTTGATTAATACCATCAATCATAAAGATATTAGTACATGTCTCATCAAACACTGTAAATGATACTTCAACTGGAACTAATTCATTATTTCCACCAATAACTCTATCAAAAAAGTTAATACCATCTAACACTTCTATATTACCTTTTAATAAGCCATTGATACTCTCAAAGAATGTCATTGATTGTACTAAATCCGTAATATCAGACGTAGCTGCGTTAACTGTAAAATTATTTATTATCATTACGACATTGCAGATACAAATGCTTGTACTATAGTGTTTAGATGTTGAGATTTAATTACTTTTAAATTTCGATTCTGATCTGTTATTGCTGTCTCATAATCGAGCAATGTATAAGGAACTGTCACATTACTACGTCTTACTCTAACTCCTGATGTATCTCTGTGGTGATGCGGTGCATAAGCTTGACTCTTAACAAAATTACATGCTGCGGCCGATCCTGAAGTTGCACCATTAATTGTTTCACCAGTTATAGTAAATGTGCCAGATGTTAATTCAATTGTGACATAACCCAAATTAACATGTATTTCTTTTACAACTCCCTTAGCACCTGAGACTGAGCCAGTCACTGTCTCGCCAACTGTAAATTTATTGTTTAAGTCATCATCGGTATCAGCACATAAGTATTGATACTTATTTGTACAGTAATCTAATAATTGTGTTGAGCTCATTGGCCAATCATCCCATATATTTTTTATTTGTGGATTAAGTAATAAAAATGTCCAATGATATCTCTCATCATTATATAATCTTTTCGAAAGAATATCTGGCCTTTCACCATCTTGAACTGAAACTGTTTCATAGTATACAGAACTATTTAATAATGCATTAGAAACTTTAGCTCTAGCCGTTAAATTTTTTAATGCGTCTAAATTACCTGATCCATCTACATCAATTGCTACATTGTTTATACTTGCAAAATACATTAGAAACCTCCTTCAATATCGTGTCTATAAAGTGGAACAATCTCTTTAAGTGTTATACTCATTGCAACTTCAACTGGATTATTTCCATCCTTAAAAAATGAAGTATTATTTGGATTATATGTAATATTAACGGCTTCAATAACAGTTGGAGGCATTTGTATCATATCACCAGCTCCATGGAATGATGTAACAACGTGATCTGGAACAGTTAGTGTAAGCGAATCATTTCTTTTCGCATGTGCTGCTACTCTAAATTGTTTAATAATTTTTGTTACTTGATCTGATTCATCTTTACTGTCAGGCAAAAATGTAAATGTAAATGTAAAACTTCTTAAACCTGTTGATTGATATGCCATATAATCATGAGGATTAGTTGCTTTACCAGTAGATCTTTGGTATTCATCACTTACAATACTAGCACCTGCTGCACCGAGAAAACCACCAAGAACCTTTCCTTTATCTGCTATAAATTCAGTAGCTTTAGGAAAAGCTTTTCCTAATAGTTTAGGAATATATTTCTCACTTAATGCACCTACTCCAGTACCAAGTGCTGTCATTGAAGCTTGAGATGTTGCTACTGTACCTGCACTTTCTCCGGACAAATCAGCCATCCCGCCTTCAAGTATTCCTGCAACTTTTCTTGTTGCTTCATTATAAACTATCTGATCATTTATTTGAATATCAGTAGGCATATATAATGCTATTGAACCTGCGTATTGTCTTAATGCTGCAGTAAACCATCCTCCTTTACCTGCTTCGCCAGCCGCTTCGAGCATAGTAGAACCTTGATGAGGATTACTATCACCTGTTACAGCATCAGGCATATAATCTTGTAATAATGAATAATATGTTCCTTGAAATTCTAAATCACTTGGATCTGTATTACCACCAGCAGCTTTAGCAAATCCCATAGCCTTAGGAGAGTTTAGTGTTCTTGCTTTTTTACCAGCTTCACCCATCATTCCTAATTTATCTAATTTTTTCTTTGGAGTTATTTCCATAAATTCAAAAAATACAAATGGTTCCATAGAATCTTTCAATATACCTGGTTCATTGTCAGGTCCTTCACGACCTTTATCAGCTATTCGACTTTTAGCATAATGACTAGAAGAATTTGAATTATAATTAGTAACATTATTGAAATCTTCTCCTACTGTCTCAGGATATTTAAGATTAAATGTTATACGTTTTCTATAAAAATCGCTAGCTTGAACACGTGATTGAAATACATCACCTTTTTTAATACGAACATTTGGAAATTCTAATCCCATTGAATCATTTAATTTTCTTTCGTATGCGTCTGACATAATTAGTCCTTTAATTCGTTATATAGTTATTTATAATGGTTTGTATAAATAGTTGTATGAAAAAGACATATTCTGGTTCTTGGAAACCAAAAAACTTACATAAGTATAAAGGTGATCCAAATTCAATACATTATCGATCGTTATGGGAACGTAATGCATTTAGATATTTAGATAAAGCATCATGGGTTAAGTGGTGGAATTCTGAAGAAACCGTCATAGGTTATATATGTGCAACAGATAATAAAGCACATAGATACTTTGTTGACCTCACTATACGAACTACAAGCGGCCGTACAATGTTAGTTGAGATCAAACCATCAGCACAAACTAAACCACCTAAACGTAAAAAACTTACTGAAGCATTAACATATATGAAGAATACTTCTAAATGGAAATATGCACAAAAGTTTTGTGAAGAACGTGGCTATGAGTTTCATATATGGACTGAGAAAGAATTAGAGGCAATGGGTATCAAAACAATGACATTAGGATTTAAAGCTAGTAAAACTAAAACTGGTAGAAGAATATGGAAAACTCTTAAGAAAAGGGTATAAATATAAGTATGGACAAAGAAGATGAAGGTAAACTTGAGCTCTCAATACGCATATTGGGTAATGAGATAATAGGGTTTCAAATGTTAGTAAATGATTTTAAAATGAAATGGATGTTAATAGGTTTATTTGGTGTTGGAGTCATTGCATATATAATGGTTTCATTTGGTCCGCAATTAATGGAGACATTTAGTGGCTAGTTTATTTGATAAGTTAGAAAGCGAAGCATTCCGTAAAGGATTAAAGGCTCGCAGTAAAGAAGCAAACGATTGGTTTGCAGCGAATGTTTCGAAGCTTGGTAAGATCGGTGCAGGTAAAATATTAGGCGATGATAGATTAAAGAAACAATCTGGTGCCTCACCTGGCGATATGGTTATGTACACATATAATCCAAAGCATAAGAAAACTTTGCCTTATTATGATGCATTTCCATTAACGATTGTTGTTGGTCCTGCAAAAGATGGGTTCTATGGTATTAACTTACATTACTTACCACCTAAAGTTCGTGCAATCTTCTTAGATAAATTAAACGATACAGCATCTAATCAGAAGTTTAATAAGACTACAAGATTTAAGATAACATATAAGTTACTAATGGCAACAAGGAGCTATAAATATTTTAAGCCGTGCTTTAAACATTATTTGTCAGAGAAGGTAACTTCAAATATTATGAAGGTTAATGCAGCGGAATGGAACATAGCAATATTTTTACAAACAGCAAACTTTAAGAAAGCCAGTGTTGGCTCAGTTTGGTCAGATTCAGCGAGGAAATACTAATGAACCCGATAGATGATATGAAAGCCTTAATACAAAGACGTAGCGGTATAGCACGTGGTAATCGTTATGGTGTTCATTTTACACATCCAGTTACTGAAGCTACACATAACCATCACCTTGCAAAGAAGCCTTATTCAATGGCTACTGATGAAGTTACAATGTCATTTATGTTGACAGGTGATTATTATATGAAGAAGTATTTTGATGTATGGCAAGAGATGATTGTTAATAGTTCAGGTAATCATTATAAAACAATGTATAAAAATGATTATTGTGCACAAGTTCAAATTGATGCTTTAATCGGAGATGAAGATAAAACAGTAGGATATTCTTGTAAATTAATGAATGCATATCCAATTCAAGTAAGTCAAGTTGAATTAGGCGAAGGTGCTGAAGGTATAATGGAAATAACAGTGACATGGGAATATGATAATTGGAAATCAGATGAGAAAGATGTTGGAGTAGATGGATTTGAAAATAAGAATGAAAAAAGAGCTGCACAATATAAAGCAATTCAAGAAGCTAATAGAAAAGTATTAGCTAATCCAAAAATGAATCAGACTACTCAAGGAAGTAGGCTAGACCAAAGTAGAGCTGCACAATATAAAGCAATATCGGCAGCTAATAGAGCAGAAAATAGAAAAATAGCTAGGTCTAGACATAATAGAGGATTGATACAATAATTTAATAATAATGGAGTAAATTGATGAGTAATATGCTACCAAGAATGGTAACACCAGAGTATGATATGATTGTGCCTTCATCAGGCGAAAGTATTGCATACAGACCGTATACGGTCAAAGAAGAGAAAATATTGTTAATAGCAATGGAATCTCAAGATGAGAAACAAATTGAAAATAGTGTACTTGCTATTATTAATGCCTGTATTATATCAGACATTGATGCAAGTAAGTTAACTACTTTTGATGTTGAGTTTATGTTTGTAACTTTAAGAAGTAAGTCAGTAGGTGAAGGTATAGAATTAACACCTAAATGTAAAGCTTGTGATGAAAGAAATGACATTAAGATTGATTTAGAAAAAGTTAAGGTTGAAAATTTAAATGATGTAGTAGATACACATGTTAAATTAACAAATGATATAAGTGTTGATTTAAAATGGGCTACGATGAAGGATAGGAATAAAGATTTAGTGAAAGAATCTGAGACAGAAACTATAATTAATATGGTTTGTGCTTCTCTTGAAACGGTATATAGTGGCGAAGAAACATTTATTGTTGCAGATGTACCGCATGAAGAAGTAGTTGCAATGGTTGAAAGTTTAAGTTCAGACCAGTTTAATCAGATTGTTGATGTATTATCTCAAGCTCCTTATTTATCGTATAATTTAGATTTTGATTGTAAGAAGTGTGGTGAAAGTAATAGTATAGAGTTAAAGGGTTTAGTTGATTTTTTTCAATAACCCTTTCTCATAGTAATGTTATAAGTTATTATAAACTAAATTTTGCTTTGATGCATCAGCATAATTTTGGATTAGATGAGCTAGATAACATGATTCCATGGGAAAGGGAGATATATATCAACCTTTTACAGGAACATGTTAAAGAACAAAACGAAAGGATAAAAAAGAAGAATGGCTAAGAAAGAACAAAATATAATGTTACTCCAAGAGGTCGTTGGTCAGTTACGAAAGCTGAATGCACAAACAGTACGTGACAGATTAAGAGAAGCTGAAGAAGCCAAACGCGCTGAGTCATTATTATTAAAGAGCGAAGAGCAAATAGAGACTGAAGGATTAGTAGTAGATTCTTCGGAAGACTTTCGTCGTAGGTTCATCGCTGGTCAAGCAAAAACATTTGCTGATTCTAAATTAACCAAAACTGGTGGTAAAACACGAGATTTAACTCGAAATGATATACTTAAAGATATTAATGCAAGTATTATAGGATTACATGATCCTAGAGGGAAAGGCGCATTAGGTGGTGATTTAGATATAGCTGGTGTTGGTGAAAAAGTACTAGCTGTTCATGATAGTATAGTAAATGACTCATTATGGGTTCTTATTAATGATAATAGATTATGGAGAGCAGATCAGTTACAAAACTTTAACACTCAACAAAGAATAGCAAGAGAAAATAGAATAGAAGGTACAAAACTTGGTGGTGGCGGTGCTGGTGTTTTTGGAACTGGTGGAATACCAGGTATGGATGGAGATCTTGGCGATGAAGGATTCTTTGATGAGAATACTATGGGTAATATTAAAGCTGTAGGCTTTACGAGTTTAACCGCAGGAATTGGTGCTGCTTTAATAAAATTTAGAAATTAACTGCTAAACAAACAGGAATGCTTAAGAATCCAAGATTATGGCCATTAATTACTGCTGGTTTATTAGTAGCTTCATTTGTTGGCGCAACTGATGAGATAGGTGAAGCTGAAGTTGATCTTGACCAATCTCAGTTTAATGAAGATGATGGCATTTTTGGAACTGGTATAGATGGTGGTACTATATTAAGTACTGCTTTATGGGCTTCTATATTAACACCTAATAAATTAAAAACAAGAATAGCAACAGCAATCAAAGCTGCAACAACTGCAGCATTTTCTGCTGCTAAACCTGGAACACTAAGAGCAAGAATGTGGGCTACTCGTTTATTGCCTAAAAGTCCTTTTAGTCTTTTAAAGGGTGGAATAAGATTTTTAGGGCCTTTAGGATTAGCTGCTTGGGCAACATGGACTTTTGTATCTTGGAGAATGGAAGAAAATGAAAAAGCTATGGCAGCTGCAGATCAAGCAGCAGCAGAAATACGAGCAATAGATAGTGAAGCAGGATTTGAGGATTTCTTTACAAATGATGCAAGATTTAATGCATTTAAATATAAAGGTGACAAAGGAGTTCCTGGTGCATTTGCAGGTCAAAATGCAG